CAGCATAGGCGTAGGGCTACCGTCACTGCGAAGTAGACCACTTGGGAACTGCATAAGCTCTAGTCTCCACCACCGTAGCCATCACCATATAGGTAAGGACTTCTGTTACCCATTCCACCAAAGCCAAAGCCTGTGTTTGGACCGCTATTACCGTATCCATAAACCGCGGGCTGAAACTGGAAAGCATCTGCAATCTTTTGACCCATTCCTGACCCAGCGTATGCACCGCCCATAGCGGCTGCTGTAGGATCGACAAGATTAGGTTCGACTGTTCCTGCTGTCTGAGGTGCGCGACCAAGGATACTAGCGTTGTAATTGCCAATCTGATCCATTGCGAAATCACGATTACCCTCGAACCTTGCTCTATCATCATTCATACGGTTCTGATCATCTGTCCTGAACATCGAGCCAGCGTTAGCCATGTTACCTGTTGCTGTATTACCCATGCCGAAAGCGTTGTTAAAAGATGTAGACAGGCCAGCATTAGCGTTCATCATGTTTGAGAACTGTGCGTCTTGGTTCTTGAATGACTCGCTCCGTAGGTCTCTCTCAATCCCTGCTCTTGTATCAGCAGCGCGATCCATGTAGTCCCTACCAGCAATAGCTTCTGCTACACCTGCTCTGGAACTGTTAGCGTTGCCTGTGGCTGATGCCCCCATGCCGATGTTGCGTAGGGTTCCCTCTTCTAACTGGCGGGTACTGTCACGAAGCGCACGATTGACCAGAGGGTCAGCGTTTGCATTTACATAGTTTTCTGCGACACCTGCGCGGTCTGCGCTGGCTTGATTGTAAAGATTAGCATAGTTACCACCAAAGCTGCCTGTGGCGTTCATGATGTTACCAGCGTTACCGAAAGCATTGTTGCCAAAGTTGTACATGTTGTTGGCACCAGTGGTCTGCATGTCATTCATACCAGCGTATGTAGGACCACCGTAGTAACCAGCGTCTAAAGAGTTATTCAGTGCGTCTGTGCCTTTTTGATACACACCTTGTATGTAAGGTCGAGCATCTGTGTAGCCTTGCATCTGCATCCTCGTAGCCGCGTCTTGGGCTGATGCCTGTTTCTTGGCAGCATTGTTAGACATTACGCCGCCAATTACGGCTCCTGCTATTTGTCCCCACATATCATGGTTCCTCTTTATGTTATTTTATTTACACCGCTACCCATGCCGAACCGTTGTAGACATATAGACCGTCACCAGCCCCCGTTGGGTTCCACGGTGACACTGCATACCTGACCATCCCCTTGATGGGGTTCTCAGGCGGGTCATCGAGGACTTGGATAGCTGCCTGTGCAACTGTTCGTAATGATGTCTCAATCCGCTGAAGTTCGTCTTGAATGTACCTTCTAGTACCTTCCTCAAGTACTGGAAACTGAGTTCTACTGTAGGTCTGGACGATAACATTCGTCTTATCACTAAGGGTCATTGTTACCTCCTGCCGGTAGGTGTGACATCCAAATCAAACCCAGATATCTCAAAGTCCTTATTGTCATCGAGTGTCATACGATAACTTAAGTACCGCCCAGCCGCCCGTGAGTCGATCTTATGGTCTGTGGCTATGTCAAAAGTCACTTGGCTGCTGTAGGTCGGTGTAGACCTTGGAATGTCTGACGCACCAAACTCGAAGTTGAGTGTAGTGTCACTTGTGTTAATCGTGTCAGCCTGTGGGAAGATACGGGTAACGACAACATACTGAGATGCCGCCAGTCCACCTTCGTCTAGGTCAAGACCAGTACGCTCAAGATAAGGTGCTTTTGTAGATTCAGTGTCTAGTTCAAATGCAATCTGACCAGCGTCAGACGTATCAATACCATACATCTTATCTGAAGTGATGCCGTCTGCTGACAGGCTTTCGCCTACCATAATCGTGTGTTTATCGAATGAGTCTTGCTGTTGGTAGTAAGTACCGCCAGTGAGGGCATAGGTTGCTGAACTGGTGGCGTAGGTTGACACACTGTTTACGTTAGCAACTGTACCGCTACTTACGTTTGGAATGTCCATGAATGACCAAGTGTTATTGCGGTAGTTGTAGGTTGCCGCCCTGTTGCACCTGTTGGCGTTGGGGAAGTGGACATATTGATCACCAGACTGATAACAAAAGTATATTTCATTAAGAGTTGGATTATGTTGAACGAAACATAGGTCTGCTGCTGAGTTGTTAAGGCTGGAGAAGATAAAGTTCTTCACTCGCTCATCACAAATGCTTTGCTTGGAAGTCCCATCATGCGTGTAGATGTCGAAAGGACCAAAGACAAAGTGTTTACCTTCTACCTCGACCACACAGTTCTGATTAATGACACCTGCGTCAGTAAACAGTTTTCGGAAGTTAAAGATAAAAGCACCACCGACAAACTCCATCAGCCATACTTGGTCTGATGCGTAGATAATAAAGTTAGTGCCTAGCGTGGCACCATCAACAATCTCAGTTTTGATCTGTACTAGGTCGTTAAATCCTGCTGACTTCGTAGTGTCTGTCTCATCCCATGAATCTGGCACCGCACCAGCGAGGGCTAAGTTGGAAAACCTAACCCTTGTTGGGAAGTTACTTGTCCCCTCGGTCATGTTCAAAGCGACAAGGAAGTCACCATATGATCTAAGAGAATAAGCTCTGTGGTTGCTGGGCCAGTTAGGTAGATCAGCAAAGTCAACGGCTGTCGGCCCACGGTACACGGGTACTCTGTCTGGTCTGTTGATGTAGGTAACATCAGCTAGTGATGCCCCTGTGAAGGGGCGGGGGTCTGATGAGCCGGTGATGGAACCAGAACGATTACTCACTATGCCAGAAGCATACTCATTAATAACGTAGTCATCCGAAACCATCACAACAGTGTCGAAACCTGTGGACGGGACAACACCATATGTGAACCGTGGGGTGAAACCAAGGCTATCTTTGATCTTTCTGAAGATAGGTGATCTGAGGACTTTGCCTTCATCGAAGCGTACATTAAAGCCCCTGTCGAATCCGTTTATAGGTATGTTGTAGGGGGAGACATCTGTATAGACACCTGCATCGCCAAGCTGCCTGATAGGGATAATAGCCATATAAGGTTCTCCCTTTTCTAAGCTGGCTGTGTAACGGAACTGAGGCTAGTCGGGTCGCCTGAGAGCATCGTAGAACCCTTGTCTGAAGCGTTAGGCGATACCATGCGCCACTGGTAAAACCTGTGGTTGCTGTCGATAGCCTGTGTACCAAGGCTGATGATGGCGGCGTTGAGGCTAGAGCTAGTCTGAGTAAGGCTTGCAATAGAACCGTCTGAGTTAAACACAAGGCTGTAGCTTCTGCTTCCACCGGCACTGCTGCTATAACCAGCAGACCAACCAAATACGACATCATTGACTGCTGATACGCTTGTGCCACCAAACAGCGTCAAGGAAGTTCCTTGTGCATCCTCGTTCTGGGAATAGGTGAAATTGAGGTTCTGGTTCAAGAAGCCATCGCCAGCGCGAAAGACTGGGCTGTAGATTGTGAATGGGTTGAACAGAAGTGAGCCTGAGTAAGACTGAGGGGCTGCTATGCTGTTAGCAGATGTAACACCGAAGGCACTGTAGCCGTGACCAGCAGAATAAGACATCTGAACACGGATATCGCGGATTACTGTTGCCTGTGCGCCATAGAACATGAACAGGCTGATTTCACCACCAATAGGAACGGTTGTGTTCGTAGAGCCAACATTAGCCCCACCACGATAATACTCATTCATAGAGTGAGGTACGCCACCGCCGAACTCTGTGGCGATATCGTTGATGCTGATTGCACCGCTTGTCTGTAACGGCATTACGGAGTTCCGTAGGCAGTGATGTTATTGGCAGATGTGACTGCTCCAGTGCTTTGCAGCTTGAATACTGTAGTGCCGTTGTACTTGAAGTTGAGGTCGTTATCGACTGTATCAAGTTCGATAGTCCACTTAGATGCACCAAAGCGTATAGCGTTGCCGTTGGTGTCTAGTTCACCGCCAAGCTGCGGGGCAGCATCGTTGACCAGTTCAGTACTGATTGCATCAAACTGCGTCTGGATGGCACTTGTGACACCATCTAGGTACGCATATTCGACATCTGTAACACCTGTGGCATTGAGGCTTGCAGCATAGTTTAGGTCAGCGACAGCCCCTGTGTATCCGGTCAGTGTGTTTAACTCTGCTTGGGTGCTTGTGATTGC